CAAACAGATTAACATCTTCCAAGATATGCAAAAGGTTCATAAGGTATTCTGTACCATTTGCATCTAAACTACTATCAAACACTTCATCGAGAATCAACAAATTAGTATTCGTTGAGTTCTTCATCTTAGCTACGGCTCGCCAGGTCAGCATTAATGCCATGTCGATACGTTGCTTTTCACCCTCACTGAAAGAAGCATAACTAAATTCATCACGGTGTCTGGATTTAATTGTCTCTTTGAATGATTCGTCTAGATTAAAGTTAACAAAGAAATCTAGAGTTGCAAGGTACTTGTTCACCAACTTGTTGATTACTGGCAAGTATTGTTTGACAATTTTTGTTTTGATGCCCGTATCTTTCAGCAAGATAGAAGCGACTTCATACTCTGCTTTTTCTTCAATCAGTTTCTTCTTCTGAGAATTTAGCTCAGTCAATTTATCTTCAAACCCTTTCAGTTTGGAATTTTCCAAATCGAGGTTTGTTTTATTATCTTTCAGAGTCTGTATCTCTTTTCGAATCTTAACAATATACTTGTTTGTTTCAGTAATGGTAGTATTCTTTTGTGCAATTTGGATATTCAGTTGCTGAATCTGTTTCTGAAATTCCGAAATAGCATTTAGTTTGTCTTGTTCTTGCAGTAATTTGGTCTCCAATTGGCTGAGACCATGTTCGCATTCTTTAACCTTGTTGGTGATACTGGATAACTCCGTCTCTTTAAACTCCATGGCAATGGTCTGCCTACACGTTGGACAACTATCATTTCCCTCAAAGAAATGTATATCTCGTCGAAATTTGGATAAGTTTGTTTCAATTTGCGATTCAAGTTTATTAAGTTTCTTGACCTTACCTTCAACTTCAGCTTTACTGGAGATTTGTTCGGTGAGCACCGAAACATTCGATGTAAGTCTGTCAACATCGTCATGTAAGGTTTGTATAACACTCTGACTATTCGAAATCTCATCCTCATATTCTTTTACCTTGTTCTCGTTGTTCTGCTTCAACTTTTCTATTTGTGTTTTTTGATTCTCATAATTCTGTTCAGACAATTCAATTGCAAATTTATTTTCGGTAATTTCATCTTTGTTTAACGATACCTTTTCTTTCAGTAAAGAATTCATCGTAGAAAAGATTTGTATATCCAATAACTCCTCAATGATGGCTCTCCTATCAGCGGCAGACAGTTGCATGAAAGGAGTAAAAGATGCAGAACCAAGTATAACAATCTGCGTGAAAGACTTGTAGTTTAGTTTGAGAATTTGCTTCTCAAGTATTTCTTGGTAATCTTTAGATGCAGCCTCCTGATTTAAAATTTCACCGTTCAAATAGATTTCAAAAATGCCTGGCTTTATACCACGGACAATACGATACTCTTTTTTACCGATGGAGAAACAACATTCAACAACACAATCTTTTTGGTTGATTGAGTTGATAAGTTGTGGTTTGTTAATGTTTCGGAATGCTTTACCAAACAACACAAAGCACAGTGCATCCAACATAGTGGATTTGCCTGCGCCGTTTGTACCAACAACCAAGGTATTTGGTGCTTCATCGAATTTAATTTCGGTGAAGTAATTACCTGTCGATAAGAAGTTCTTAAATTTTAAACTCTTGAAAAAAATCATTATCTAAATTTAGGTCCAGTGACCCACGAAACCAAAGATTTTCTCACACCCTCAGTTACTGGTGTTACTCTATGCATGAAGAAAGAAGGAAACAATAGCATATCACCTTTTTTCAAATTATGTCTGATAGGTTCTTGACTAACCAAAAATTCAAAATCACCACCAACATAGTCATCATTCAACATAAGAGAAAAGGATAATTTTCTAGTCATATAGTCATATTCATTTTGTGGAATTGCATCATGAATAAAATCAATATGAAAATCATATTGACCACCATCTTCTGCTCTATACTCAGAATATTGAATTGAATCATATCCATTCAAATCAAAATTGTAGTATTCTTCATTGACAGTTTCGATTACTTTGTTTATCTTTTCAAACAACCATTTTGTTTCTTGACTATAACCGAAAAAATGAATTTTACTTTTTCTCGCTTTTTCTATTTTGCCTCCTAGACCAACTTCACCATCAGTCAACTCTTTATCTGTTAAAAAATTTTCAACAATTTCAATCTCCGCCTCATTCAAAAATCTATCAACTTTAACAGAATGAGTAAACAAAAATTCTCTAGATAGGGAAAAATTTATCAATTTATTATAAGGCATTATTCAATACTTTCCATGTTGATAGCTTCGACATATAACTCACGCATAATTTTTTTAAGTTTATCAGATTCAATGTTGGTTGTCAACCCATCAATATACTTATTCAGAATCGTTATTGTATCTTCTGCCTGGTCTATGACTTCATCATCACCATTAAGAATTGAATCTGAAAAGTCCTCAACAACAACTACATCAGCAGCGCCAGCTTTAACAAGATTATCCAAAACAAAATCAAACATGTAAGAATTGTTTTTGTTTATGGTGACAATTTTTACATACGTGTCTTTGTGCTGGGTATAATTATAGTTCTTCCAGAAATCGAAGTCTTGTACCGAATCATCATACTGTACTTTATAAAACATTTTGTTCGGGTTAGGAACGAATGTCACCTCTCTGGTTTCCGTATCAAACACATGGAAGCCTCTCTGGTCATCGTAGTCCGCCCATGTTATTTCATACTGGTTACCCAAGTATGTGATAGTTCCGTTTGTAGATTTGTGGTGAAAGTGTCCTGAAAGAACCATGTCAAATCTATCAAACAATTTGCTATCAAGACCTTCATGGCAAATGTTGCCTCGGTCCATTTCAAAACCTGCAATCTCAAAGTGACCGAAAACAATTTCACTTACAGAATTTTTCAATGCATCTAATGATTGGTCATAGTTGCCACTATTAATCCAAGGCATCAATAGAATAGGCAAACTACCATATTCTTTCAGTGCAGGTTCAGTGAATACACTGATGTTACCATAGTGGTCGAACAACTCGTTCATCGCATTAATTTCATTCGTGTTCTTGTATGTCACATCATGATTACCAACAAGCACATCCATGGTGATGTTTTCTTTTTGTAGAACGTCAAAGAATCTTTTGCGCCATTGATTAAGAATTACATAGTTAATAAATTTTCTGCGGTCAACTACGTCACCCAAATGTATTACATGAGTGATGTTATTCTCTTTCAAGTAGGGAAAAAATGTACCTTCCCAAAACTTGAAAAAGAATTCGTTGAACAACAGACTGTCTCCTCGCGCTCCCGCATGAGTATCATTTATTAAGGCCAGCTTCATAGTGTAGGTTTACTTGCAACTCTCTTACGCAATTCAGTTGTGGAAAAACTGTGCTTTCTTTCGTTGTAGTATATCTTAATTCCTCGTTGTTCGCAAACTTCTTTACCGGTATATTGTTTGTCTCGGTATTCTTCACCAATAATCCGAATAGAAATGGGCAAGAACATCAACAAATCCTCAAGGTCTTTTTCTGTTTGGTAGACAATGATTTCATCCACAAACTTAACTGCCTTTAGCTGTACATATCTCTCAACAATAGACTGAACAGGTTTGTTTTTTGTTTCTCTGTCTATTGATGGGTCAATTTGCAATCCCACAATCAAGTAATCACATATTTGTTTGGCTTCAGCTAACATTAATATGTGACCAGCATGTAGCAAGTCAAAAGTAGAACAAGTAAATCCTATTGGCTTTCCATTCATCTCATCAGGTAAAACTAGCATAGTATACTCCAAAAATTATAAGTTGTCAGGCAATTCTTTAATTATTTCAGGCAATTCTTCCAAGACAACATCTTCTTCAATAAACTTGTCTAGACCTTTTGCCTTGGTTTTTTTCTTTGCTTTTTTCTTTTCTTCAAATGTCTGAATGAATTCGGAAATGTTATCGTACAAAACAAACTGTTTTACATTGCCTTCAGAATCTTCAAAGAGTTCTGCTTCATCCAATATGCCAAATTGTTCAGTTGCCTTATACTTGACATAAAGTTGTTTCTTTTCTTTCTGTATTCTTCTTAAGAATGCAAAGTAGATAATCTGTGTGAAGTATGCAAATGGATTGGTTGACTTTGTTGGGTCAAAGTTCCTAAAGTACATGATACAGTTTTCAATGCCGTCACATATCATTTCTTCTCGAAAAGAATATGAAATAAAGTTTGGCTTTCTGGATAAGTGATTTGCAATTTTCAGAAAACATTCTCCAATATAATTAGGTACAATTGGTTCTTCTCTGTTTTCTTTTTTTGCGATATCACAAGCTTGCTTATAATCGATAAGTGCTTGTAAGAAATCAGGATTGTTGACGTAATGTTTTGTTTTAGACATATGTGGGTTTTACTTTATAACTCCATGGATTAATTGCTAACGATACTCTTTGC